TGAAGCCAATGGCATATCTTTTATATAGCCAAAATAGAGCCTTATTAGCTAATTTAAGAAAATATGATCGATCATTAACTCAATATCTTAATTTTGCTTCTACTGGATGGGTAAATTATATTGCTTATCAAGGTGATATGACATCTGGTCAAATTGCTACTTGCCAATGGCAAACAAGTTCTACAGGAACAAACCTTGTATTAGGAAATTTACCTAGCATTTCATCTACTCTTTATATTGTTAAAGCTGGCGATTTTTGTCAAATGGATAGCTATGCTTATATTGCCACTACTGATGTTTTAAGAGGATCAGGAACTACAGTTACTATTCCAGTTCATCGCACTATTCTTACAGCTTTAACTTCTGTTCAAAATGCTGTTATAGGACAGTATGGAACTACCATTAGCATGGGTGGCTCTACTTATGCTGGTGTAACTTTTCCAGTTATATTGCAACTCTATCCAACTTATAATTTAGTGCCAATGACCAATGATTCTTTTATTCAATGGTCAGGTAACTTTCAAGCAATTGAGGCAGTAACATGAGTACAACAATAATCCCAATTGAAGGGACAAACAATATAAGATATTCAGATTTTGTAAGAATTGTTACTCCATCTGCTACTTATAGATTTTCTACTGCACCAGTTAAATTAACTATACCCGCTGTTGATAGCCAGCCTTTTGATGCTTTAGGGGCATTGGTTGGCATTGGTAAGATTCAAAGAGATATTAAATCGACAGCTAACCAAACTACTGTAACCATTGTTGGTTTAGATACAGCATTATTGGGCGCAGTTTTAAATCTTGATTTTAAAGGTTCTCAAATTACCATGTGGAAAGGGTTTTTTGATACCAACAATCAATTAATTACAACAGGCGGTTCTGGCGGTTTATATCAATATTTTTATGGGTTTATTAATTCATTCAATATTAGCGAACAATGGATGGAAGAAGTAAGAATGTATGTTGGGGCAATTACTCTATCTGCCGCCAATATTCAAATGATTCTTCAAAGCAGAATTGCTGGTAGGTTTACTAATGATCCTAGTTGGCAATTCTTCAATGCTGGCGATACTTCTATGAATAGAGTGGCTGTAATTTCAACATTAACATATCCATTTGGGAAAACATAATGGGCGGCATACTTGGATACATAGTCGGTGCGGTTTTAATTGTTGTTGGTATTTTTACAGAACAACCATCATTAGTTATTATGGGGGCAACAATGTTTGCTTCTTCTGTTATTTCTTCACTAACACCAGCACCAAGTCCTTTTTCAGCAAATGATACCAAATTAAATACTGGAACTACTTTACAAGTTCCACCAGCAACAGATAATAAACTTCCAGTAGTTTATGGTACTGGTTATGTTGGTGGAATAATTACAGATTTAACAATTACATCAGATAACCAAGATTTGTATTTTGTATTGTCTTTATGTGAAGTAACTGGCAATGGCACAGATTCTATAACTATTGGTGATATTTATTATCAAGGCAAAAAATGTGTATTTAGCGGCACTTCTGTAACTGGTTTAATTGACCCATCTACAGGAATTACAGATACAAGCTGTGATGGTTATTTAAGTATTTATACTTATTCTAATGGTTCTAATGCGCCACAAAATTCTTCAATTTCAGCAATAACTTTATTGCAAGCAAGTGGATTAACTTATCAATGGGATAGTTCTAAGTTAATGACTAATACTGCATTTGCAGTTATTCATATTACTTATAATCAAGGCGCAAGAATGACATCCTTGGGTCAAACACAATTTCAAATTACAAACTCTAGAAATTCTGCTGGAGATGTAATTTATGATTATTTGACTAACACAGTATATGGTGCGGCAATACCAGCAAGTCAAATAGATACTGCAAGTCTTACAGCATTAAATACTTATTGTAATGAAACAATTACTTTTACTCCTTATACTGGCGGTTCGGCTACTCAGCCTAGATTTAAATTAAATGGAGTAATTGATAATAAATCTAATGTCTTATCTATTTTGCAAGATATTACAAGTAGTTGCGATTGCTTATTAAAATACAATGAAATATATGGTATTTGGAGTGTAATAGTTCAAACTCCTTCATATTCTGTTGTTATGGATATTAATAATAGCAATATAACTGGTGCAATTAGTGTAATAACTATGGATATTTCTAATGTGTATAATATTGCACAATGTCAATTTCCAGATATAACATTAAATAGTTCTTTTAATACTGCAACTGTTGATTTAGCAGTTATTAATCCTTCTTTGCTTTATCCAAATGAGCCAACCAATAGTCAGACTATTAAATTGCCATTAGTTGATAATAATGTTCAAGCACAATTATTAGCCACAAGATTTTTAAAAGCGGCAAGATTAGATTTATCCATAAAAGCAACTATTAATTATATTGGGTTGGAATTGGAAGCGGGTGATATTGTAACTGTTACAAATGCAAATTATGGTTGGACTGCAAAACTATTTAGAATAATGCAAGTTAATCAAAACTTTTTGTCTGATGGTTCTATTACTGTAGATTTAAACTTACAAGAATATGATCCTAATATATACAATGACACAAGCATTACTCAATACACACCACCACCAAATACAGGATTATCAAATCCAAATGTTTTTGGTACTTTATATGCCCCTACAGTTATTAGTAGTCAGCCTACTGCCGCAAATCCATCATTTCAAGTAAGTATTGAATCAAGTTCTGCGGGTGTTACTCAATATGCAGAAGTATGGTATTCAGCGTATAGCACCCCTTCTACCGCTCAACTTATCTTTTCCGGGACTACAGAAATTCAATCCAATGGAACTCCTTATGGAAATTCAACAATTCTTCCAGCGGTAACATTAACAAATATACCCGCTGGTAATTGGTATTTCTTTACTAGAATGGTTAATAGCATTGCAACTTCTATTTATAGCCCGGCTAGTTCAGTATTTCAATGGCGACCAACAACTTTCCAATACAGTCAAAGATACTTATCTGTGGCTTATGCTGATGATGCTTCTGGTGGCGGGTTTAGCCTAAACCCAAGGGGTAAAGCCTATTATGGTTTGTTTAATCAATCTGGAACAGCGCCTAGCACAACTGCATCTAATTACACTTGGTATCAGCCTAGAGTAAATTTTGGAACTACTGAATATTTGCTTTATACAAACAGAACAGGCAGAAAGTTTAGTTTTGATGAAGGTTTTGCGGCTTTTGCGGCTGGTACTGCATCTTTTGTACCTACTCAAACAGTAACTTTTGATCCATCTATTTGGGCGGCATTACCAGATGGCACAAACATTATCGATTTAGATTTAAGAACTGGTCAGCTTATTCAAACAGGAACTACAACTGTGGGAACTGGTCAGGTAGCCATTACTAATAATACTGATGGCAATATTATCGCTTCCCTTCAAGAATATCTAGATTTTGGTGGTCCTTATACAAAGACTGCTTCTGTAGCTACTTTGACAATTGATATTTATGGTCGGGTGGTTGGATTTGAAACCCCAGATGATTTCGACTATACAGAAACCAATTTTATTGCTACTGCCGGGCAAACTGTATTCCATCAGACTAGAGCATCAACTTATATTTCTGGGCAATGTTTTGTCCTACAAAATGGACTTTTGCTTGATCCATCGGAATATACAGATACCGCTGGTTCTACAGGCAATGTAACTTTGACAACTGGGGCAAATGCCGGGGATATTGTAACCATTATTGCATTTAGATCAGTCAATTCATCTATTGGGGTTTATGCTTCATTTAGCCGAAATTCAGATACTTTAAGCAATCAAGCGGCTTATACAGCATCAGGGTTTACCCTAAATGATGGATTTGAATTGCTTTTCTTAAATGGAACTGTAGTAAATGCCCAAGATTACAATTTATCTGGTCAAACTATTAATTTTATTCAGAATGTATCTGGTGATCTTCAAGTAATCCAATGGACACCAAACAACCTTGGGGTAGCCAATGGAACTCCAGTAAATGTGGATACTTATACTGTTATTGGACAAACTATTTATCCATTCAGCTTTAATTCACAGGCATTTAACTTATATAATAATGGGGTATTATTGTTGCAAGGGACTGATTACACTATTGGAACTGGCACTTATACCTTAACTACAGCACCAACAACAATTTTGAATATCTTAGTCCAACAAACTTTTGCAAGAACTGGAGCAGTTTAATATGACACAAGCACTCAATTTAGCTAACTTTGCTAATAACTTAAATACATCAGGTCAAGTTTCTGCCGCTGGATTGCAAGCTGGTGTTGGTGTAGATATTCCAACAGGCTCAGTAATGCTGTTTTATCAATCAGCCGCACCTACTGGTTGGACACAAGTAACAACACTTAATGATTACGCTTTAAGAATTGTATCTGGTACTGGTGGAACAACGGGTGGTTCAACTGCATTTAGCACAGTATTCTCTAACCAAACGCCAACTATTAATGTGAGTGGTTTAAGTGCAGGAGCAACAACTCTTTCTAGCACACAAATGCCTAGTCATAGTCATAATTACACCAATACATCGGCTGGATATACTGGATCAGGAGGAGCAAGTGCTTGTGCTCCTGCACCTCTTGCAAACGGAACAGCAACTACAAGTACTGGTGGTGGCGGGTCACATACTCATTCAATTTCAGGTTCTGCATCATCTTCAGCAGTTACACTTAATGTACAATATGCAAACATTATTATTTGTAGTAAAAACTAATGAAAATTGAACCTAAAAATAACTGCCCATTAAATAAGTTTGAGCCTTGTAAACAATTAGATTGTGCTTGGTTTATTGAAATTCATGGGACACATCCTAATACTGGTGAAGCATTAAAAGACTGGGGTTGTGCTATGTCTATGATGCCAATGATGCTAATTGAAAACGCAAGGCAACAACATTCAACTGGTGCGGCTATTGAATCATTTAGAAATGAAATGGTTAAAGCAAATGACGCAAGCCAAAGAATTTTATTAGCAACTGCTGGTATTCCACAACAAACACAAACAATGATTTTGGAAGGTTAATATGAAAATTACTATTATTGTAGAAGATGGTGCAGTATATAAGGATGGTGTTTCTTATAGCAATTTAGACTTATCCTCAACACCTACAAATGTCCATGCAGTTCAATTTAACGATACTACTAATATTGGTTGGATTGAATTTAAAGACAATGATGATGGCACAAAGCCACAAAACGAATCTTTAACATCCTTACCTGATTGGGCTATTACGGCATTGACTAAATGGGATGATGCTAAAACAACACAAGATGAGGCAGAAGCATTAGCGGCACAAGTTAAACCACAGCCAACTACTACTGGCACTCAAACTGCATAAATATGAAAACTTCAGCCCCTAGACATTCTTTTACTTATGATGGTGCTCAATTAAATGTTTACCATGCAGATAAAGGACAGGGTTTGCCACACCATCGACATACTTACTCTCACGCAACTATGTGCAATGCTGGTTCTTGTTTAATAAGTCTTGAAGGTCGTAGCTACACAATCAATAAAGATAGCCAACCTTTAAACCTTCCAGCTAACGAATGGCATGAAATAGAAGCATTAGAAGATGGCACAGTATTTGTAAATGTATTTGCTGAAGGAAAGTATTAAGGTAAAATAACAAAAAAATAAGACATGATTTGAGGCTAAGTGGAGTGCCACTTGCCATTAACCGAGAAATGGAAAAATCATGACAGTCTTTAACAAAAATACCTTAACTCAGGTATCGGGATTTGACAATCAAATTATTGCTGGCGAACTTGTATATAACCAAAAGACTTTTTGGAATCTTAGTTTAGCCAACAATGGAACTCCTTTGGATTTAACTGGCACAACTATTGATGCACAGATTATTCGCAGAAAATTATCCAATGTTAAAGATACCCGCTATGGTTTATCTTTTGATATTAGCGATTACACCCCAACCCCAACTCCAGTAACTTTAAGCATTGTCAATTTAAATGAAGCTAATGGCTTTTTTACCCTTGTTATTGATGAAACTGCATGGGATTTAGTAGCAAATGACCCTGATTTAGACATTGCCTACATCAATGGTGCTGGTTACTCTGGTCGAATTAAAATTAGTTTTCCTGCCAGCGGAAGCAATCCGGCAAATGATCTAATTATCTTTTTGCTATTCATTGTGCGATCTGATGCAATTGTAAATAACTAAGGAATCGTCATGGCTGAATTAACTGTTACTAATGCTAGTGGCGAATCAATCAATGTAGAAGTAGCTATTGGTAATGAGATCACTCTTGCTGTAAATCAAGGCTACTTTGGTCCATCTGGATTTAGTGGAACTTCTGGATATTCTGGTCAATCGGGTTTTAGCGGTTATTCCGGGAAAAATGGTATTTCTGGATTTGATGGACAATCTGGTTATAGCGGTTATAGCGGATTTTCTGGTCAAGATGGTATGTCAGGGTATAGCGGATACTCTGGAAGCGGTGTAAGCGGTTATAGTGGCTTCTCAGGCTATTCTGGGGAATCTATAACTGGTAATTCTGGCTTTAGCGGTTATTCTGGCTATAGCGGTTACTCTGGGCAAGATGGTCAATCTGGCTATTCTGGTCAGGATGGACAATCTGGAATTTCTGGATTTAGTGGTCAAGATGGGCAATCTGGCTATAGCGGAGATTCTGGATTAAGTGGTTTTTCTGGCGACTCTGGAATTAGTGGTTATAGCGGTTTTTCTGGCTATAGCGGGCAACAAGGAACTTCTATTAATGTAAAAGGAACTGTTCCTACTGTTGCTGATTTGCCAGCAATAGGAAATCTTCCTAATGATGCTTATATTGTTTCAGCCGATGGCGACTTATATGTTTGGGATGGACTTGTTTGGAACAATGTAGGTCCAATAGTAGGTCCACCCGGACAAAGCGGTATTTCTGGATTTTCTGGATATAGTGGCGATTCTGGTATCAGCGGTTTTTCAGGGCAAGATGGTCAATCTGGATATTCTGGCTATTCTGGAGATTCTGGCATTAGCGGTTACTCTGGCGACAGCGGTATAAGCGGTTACTCTGGCGACAGCGGAATATCAGGATTTAGCGGAGATAGTGGTATTAGCGGATTTAGTGGAGATAGCGGAATCAGCGGTTTCTCTGGCGATTCAGGAATTTCTGGCTTTAGCGGTCAAGATGGACAATCAGGATTTTCTGGTGAAAGTGGTTTTTCAGGACAAGATGGACAAAGTGGTTTTTCAGGTATATCTGGATTCAGCGGTTATAGCGGCATTTCTGGCTATTCTGGTAGTGGTGTAAGCGGCTATTCTGGATACAGCGGCTCTGGTATTTCTGGTTATAGTGGTTTTTCCGGCATCAGCGGTTTTTCTGGATTTTCAGGGATTAGCGGATTTAGCGGAAGTGGTGTATCGGGATATAGTGGTTATTCCGGCTACAGCGGAAGCGGTGTAAGTGGTTTCAGCGGCTACTCTGGTATCAGCGGATTTAGCGGATCAGGAGTAAGTGGGTATAGTGGTTTCAGCGGCATTAGTGGGTATTCTGGTTCTGGTATTAGCGGTTATAGCGGATTCTCTGGAATTTCAGGCTATAGTGATCATTATTCAACCACAAGCACAGACCCAGATTTTGCATTAGGTGATGTTTATGGTGCAATTATTGTTGGCACAGGGCTAAATTGGACAGTCGGTCAAACAGCTATTATTGCTTATGATATTTCAAATTATGCAGATGTAACAGTTACAGCTTATAACCCATTGACAGGATTATTTTCTTTTAATGTAAATAATTATGTTGGCATGGGAACATATCCTTGGACTATTAATTTACAAGGTGCTGTAGGTCAATCAGGCTTTAGTGGATTTTCTGGCACAAGTGGCGCATCAGGCTATAGCGGATTTTCTGGCATTAGCGGTTATTCTGGAAGTGGAATATCAGGTTATAGTGGCTATAGTGGTAGCGGTGTAAGTGGTTATAGCGGTTACTCTGGCTCAAGTGTAAGTGGATATTCAGGCTATTCTGGAAGTAATGGAACAAATGGTACTAGCGGATTTTCTGGTTATTCTGGTGCAGTCGGTACAAGCGGTTTTTCTGGCTATTCAGGCAGTAACGGCACAAATGGTACATCTGGCTTTAGTGGCTACTCAGGTTATTCTGGGTCAGGAATAAGCGGCTACTCTGGCTATAGTGGCTCTGGATTAAGTGGCTATTCAGGCTATAGTGGTGCGGCTGGTGCAAGTAGCGGAACAATGACTTATGATTCATTTACTGCAACTGCAAGTCAAACATCATTTAGCACTTCGCTATCTTATACATCAGGAAAAATTGAAGTATTT